CTTATGGTTAAATCAATAAGCTTTAATTCGCTGGGAGAAAACCCTTTTATGATTATATTAAATAAACTATAGGTTAGTTCTGTATCGTTCTTACAATACTCTCCATACTCATGCAATTCATGTGGTTGAAAGTCTTCTAATCGTTTACCTTTAGCTTGAAGAACCGTAGTACCTTTCTGTCCTAAATTATATCTCTCAGCTAATGCTTTAAGTGAACCTCCTGCATTAGTACCATGTAATGCTCTCGCTATACAAAGCGTATCGAAGTAGACTTTAGGTGTAATGTTAAATACCCAAGATAGGATTGCCCCATCAAACATCATGTTGTGACACACTAACGCAGTTCGATCCCACTCAATAGTGTTTAGCACATCTTGAAGTTCCTCTCGTGTTCCTGTATACCACTTTGTCTTACTATCATTAATCTTTATGGATAGACCTATCACTTGAAACATAGGAGATTTTATATATTCTTCGGTAGTTAAACGATTAAGCCCGTAGCCCGTATCGTAGAATGTCTCGAAGTCAATCGTTACTAGATTCAATATTTTTCCTCTCTTTTATACAAAACCCTTTTAAGTTCATTACTCCCATGTCTGATTCTATTCCGCAATACCATTTGCCCCCATGGTTAATCTTAGCGTCCTTACCACACTCGCAACAAACGGCGGGGCCAACTCTGTTATCTTCTTTTATAATTGTCATATCTTATTCGCATATTTAGTATGTTCATCACGACAAAGCGGACTGCACCATCTAGCTTTACCCCCAATTACTTCCTCACACCATATACATCTACCCGTATTATTATCAGGAACTTCAGTATCTACATTAGATAATGTTGCTTCAAGCCGTCTTTGGACTTCATCATTCGCATCATCTATCTCATCACTCATACTATAGTTCCTTTCCATGGAGTTTTCGCCATTCTTTGTTTGCTAGTTATGGGTTCAGGGATAACAAAGTCATTTTCTTTAGCCCACTTTATTAAAACTGATAGCCCTACTCCCGCATAGGTTGCTACCTTGGTTCTAGGTGCGTCAGGTTTTCTCTGCATATACTCTTTAGCTCGGTTTATAATCTTTTCTTTTTCTTCTGTTGAATAAGCCACTTTCATTCCTTTTCCTTTCATTTAAATTAATCTTCACAATTACCACCTACGCAATACTTACCATTGAGTATTTCATCAGCTAAATCTTCGCTAGCAATCTTACGTTGAGTCTCATCAATGTGTTTCTCAATGTTTTCTGTCTCACCATTTTTAATTAATTCCTCCCTTTCCATTCTCCGTTTAGCATACCATATCATCTTACTAAGGTCTTGCTCTAGGTTTCCCTTACCTTTACAACGTAAAAGATATTTACCGCACTGCCACAATAGTGGATCATCTTTAAAAAATTCTTCTAGTATATCTATTACCTCATACTTTGTGCTTGTATAGTGGGGTGGGTGGTTAACCATATCTACTGCCATGATAAATCCTCTCTAATATTTTTAATAATAAATGACTCTAGCATATTAATATTTGTTTCGTCAATGACCAATGACTGTCCCTTGGCGTGAGTAATATCGTTGAGATGTTTCTTTTGTAAGGCAGTAGGTTTGTTACCATCACTCTTACACTCTATACCTATAAACCTGCCGCGGTAGCATACTAATATATCAGGCACCCCACTAGCACCATAACCTCCTGTTGCAGGCATACAATAATAACAACCTAATTTTTTTAATATCTTTTTAACTCCCTCTTTAACTTTCTTCTCGTTTGCCACTCTCTATCTCCTTTAGTTGTTTATCGGTCATCACTATCACATAAGTATCCGCATGAACTCTCCACCCTATGTCTTCGAAATCAGACTCACCATCATCTAGAAACTGGTGACGCACGTAGCAGTCAGCTTCAGATATATCTACTGACCACGGATTTTCTATTGGAATACTCACGGCATTTATCATAGCATATTTTAAATGTAGCCATGCAGGTAGGTCTTCAGGAGAGATGTATCTTGTAGTATTTGTGTCGGTATAAATTGTATAGCGTGGGGATTGTCGAAAGGTGTCGACGGGATCGACTTGCGTCAATACCATGCGACACCTCTCATCATTACTATTAAAGTGGCTAGGTCTTGGAGATAGTCTTACATCTTCTCTTCCAAGACTTGAGTCTGTGTTTCTGTAACGCATTCATCTCCTTTAGTTATCAGTAGCCAATGTATGCTGAATGGATTATTAAAAGAACCCTCGCTATATGTATTTGTTTTATACAATACACCTAAGTCTTCTTGCCATCTAACATAATTATCATCTAGCCAATACTCTCTATGAACATATTTGTCTTGGTCTTCCAAAGTAACTTTAAGCATTGTAAGGATAGGTTTTATATCCTCATACGATTTAAAGTCTTCTATACTTTTAATGACATCAGTATCTTTTAAGTTATAATATTCTCTGTTAGAAGTAGTATGAATAGTATCAACCTCATAGTTACCTACTATTACACTATTAGTATTCTTGTTTATACCAAAGGCATAAAAGCCTTTCTTCATTTCAGAATCTACTATCTCTTTAGCAGACTTATAAGTTTCGCATAGTTTTTTAGATTTGTCTACAAAGTCTTTAAAGTATGTATCATGTTCATGAGGTATAGGTTTCTTATCACCATACAAACTTTCAACAAGTGCTAGAGTAGGTTTGTGAGCCTGATACCCCCCACTCAAAGTTTTCAAATGTTTATCATAGTCCTCGTTCATATCTCTGATAGGTTTACCATCAACTTCAAAATGACCTTTCATTGCCGTTCCATCTAACACAAAGTCGCCAACATTTGCAAAGTTAATTTCTTTCTTGGCAATCGTTTTAATAATCTGAGATATTTTTACAGAAGTTATTGTCCTCCTATCCCAACTGTTTTTACCCCTGTCTTTGATTGATGTTTTGAAATGAAAGGCATACTTGTTGTTCGGTGTATCCCAATATACTAATGCAACGGGTATACCTCGGCAACTCATCATAAAACAATCTTCAATGTTGTGATTCGTATCTTCCTCTGTGTCATTTTTAGCATACCTATATTGGTAAGTATCATCATAGTCATACCATGATATTGTATATCTCGAACTTACCTTTAGGCCATAGGTTAGATGTAGTTCTTGTATCAGAGGATAAATTGTCGTGCCTTTCATCTGTTCCCCTAATTCTTTTGTATACATTCCTGTCTCAATACAATTTTTTATGTCCATAGTTTTTCCTTATAGTTTAATTTATACATTATCCCAAGACACTGCTGCGTGACCCGGTAAGCCTGTAAAGTTTTTGTTCTCTGTTACCACCCACAATGTAGGCGACTGAATGTCCCAACTGATATCATTCTCAACATAGCCATCAGTAAATACAATGATAGCTTGAGACTCTATGTTGTGTTTGACTAGATACTCGCTGACACATGACACCCTTGTCCCACCCCCACCATCAGGTTTAAGTAAGTCTCGGATTGATTGGTAGCTATCCCTATCAAACACTTGCTCTTTGGCAACTTCATAGTCCCACCAAAGTATTCGTATTCTTTCAGGAGTTACTGTATCGCAGATAGATACAACCTCGGTAGCAAACTCTCCCAACTCTTTCTGACCGATAGAAGCACTCGTATCTATGGCAAGAACCAACTCTCCAATCGTTTCGTTCTCCATCGATGGTAGGTAGATATCGTTTGCCATCATGCGTTTGTTAAACTTACGCCATGTATACTCGTCGTTACCCTTGATTGACTGTTGTATAAATTCTCTCAAGACTTCTCGCCAATCAATCTTAGGTTCAAACAATTCTTCAATGGCTCTAGGAACATTAGCACCAAATTTCCCTGCGAGTATGCTACCCTCTTTCAAAGCGTTCTCAATCTTTTGTTTCATCTCTTTGAGTTCTTTAGGAGTTTTCTCGCTGTCAGCAAAGTCATGCTCGTCTAGAGTCTTTAAACTATCAGGCGATAGCTTACTGGGTTGGGTAGCACCTTCACTATCTTCGCCATCTTCCCCTGCGTCATTGCTGTCGCTAGGGTTCGACAACTGTTGCTTGAGGTCATCATAGACTTCCTTGACACTCCAATTGTGATACTTGTCCTCATACAGTCCACCTTCAGGCAGCTTGCATAGGTTCTCATCTTTAAGGTGAACAATGACATCGTTGACAACATAGTCAGCACAAGCATTCATAAGCATAGGATTCTCTTGGAACAATCGCTTGAACCTTGAGACATGGTTGAGTGCCACATGTAAGTTCTCATGTAATACCAATGCTCTCAACTCCATGTCATTGAGTTTCTCTATAAACTTTCTCCCATAGTATTTGTTAATACCATCGGTGCATGCCGTGGGTATATCATCTTTGACTTCTGATTTACCCATCATGATTATCCCTGAATACAAGGCAGTCTCATGATGTTTCATCAAGGCCACGTGAGCTCTCTTGAGTCTTTGGTCTTCGTTGTAGTTCATAGTTTTCTCCTAGAATAAGTAATGGTTTTCTTTTGCCCACTCTGCAATCTCGGCATTGTTCCTAGCTATCTTCACAGTCTTGGAGTTTCTAACTATCATAGTAAAGAATACGGCTTGCATTTCATTACTCTCCATTCGCTTGAGATACTTCATGAAGGAAGTTAAGGTAGGCGAACTATCAATCTTGTCGACTGCTTGAAACATCAACATCAACTGTGCCGATATTTGTTCGGGTATCTTAGCCGACATAGGATTAGCAATGATGTCAGTAAAGACAGGCAGATCTTTTTCAAGTCTCAAGAACGCACTCATGTCAGCACTCGCACTCTTACCGATTGTCCCACTCAATGCACACATGGTGGCATTATCCCCTAGCTTTTCTTTGTTATCGACAATGACAGAACACTTGTCCAATGAGCGTGGGGTTACAAAGGATAACTGTTTTTTCTTGGGGTTGAATATATAAGGGTTATCCTCTTGCCCCTCATCAAGATAACTCGCCAAACATCTAGGGAACGTATGCACAAAGGCTCGGACTAGAGAAGATACTCCATTCTCGGTTGCCCATGTAAGCCAATCCTCAACATTAGGTTTTTCCATTTGCATAATGCACACTCTATTCCCAGCATGGGCTAGCATAGTGTCGCCCACTCCATCTGATTGGTTGTTAGAAGTGCCGAACACAATAGATTTATCAGGTAGTGGTGTATCACCTAACGTTCTCTCCAACATAAGTCTAGTGAATATCACCTGCAATAACTTAGGTGCTTTCATAAACTCATCTAGTAGTATCACTTTAGGTTTATCACTATCTAATTTAAACAATGAGCCAACATAGTTTTCCAATGACTTGGTATCATGGTTCGGTATAGTCATTGCAATGTCAGACATATCTTTGACAGGACAATCCACATAGATGTAGTCATACTTGTCCCCCAAATCTTTCTCCAACATTTTCAACAGTGAGGTTTTGCCACACCCCGGCTCGCTTTGTATAATCGGTGTAATGGTTGTGCCGATTGTAGGTATAATGTTTCGTAGTTCTTTAATTGTTACTCTCATAGTTTCTCTCCGTAGTTAATTAAATTTAGATAGTATGTCATCTAGGTCAGTCTTTACTTTCACTCTCATAGCGTCACTATCTCTCAATAGTTCCGTTGATACACCCGTCAGGGTTGACTCAAGTTCATTGACTGCTTGAGATAGCTTGATACTTTTCTCATTGTCAATAGGCTTGAAGTTCTTAATGGTATTAGCCAATGCTTTTGCACGATTGAATGTCGTATCATAGATGGCTCTCTTCTTGAACGTAGGGTTACCCTCTTTGTCTACCTTCTCGTTGACACCACAACAATAACTTAAACTTTGCAATACATCAGTGATACGTTCCATCTGTGAGTCCACTACATTATTCACAATCTCATCTGCTTGTTCCTGATACTGAGATTTCAAATCGTGAGCAATGTCTTCCGACACTTGACATCTGAAGTCATGGCTAGGCACTTCTGCTACATATAGTTTCATACTGAACTTCTGTCGAAGCGTATCGACATGAGGATAGTCATTGCTATCAAACATATCCCCTTGCTTAAAGGCCATGTCAGACACTAGGTTCTGGTAGTTAGCAAGGAAGTCTTCCACCGCAGTATTAAACTCACTCTCATACTCATGATATTCTTTCTTGAATTTCTCAATATCAATCGTTGGTAATAAATCCTGAGAGTTATTCCATCGGTAAGTGGAGGTCTTCGCCCACTTGTAGATCAACTGACGCAGCTTCACTATCCTATGGTGCTTAGGGTTCTTAGCAAATAGATACTTGGTAAACTTACCCATACCTATCTCTGCTTTTTTCATTGTCGTTACCTCATCACTGATACCTTTGTCTTGCTTGGTTGCAGTCCATACATTGACATCTACTGATACCAACACACTTGACGTAGCCAAAGACACAATGTGTTTCGGTTGTTCTAGTTCAAAGTTCATGTTCACTCTCCTCTTCTTCTTCAGCCCAAGGTTCTGAATTAGAATAAAACTCTGCTGATATCTTTGGAAATCCCTCACTGTCTCCTCTCAAATACCTAGGTTGTAAAGGTAGGAAAGGTTCGTTATATACTAACGGTCTATCCCCTAATTCATCTAACTTTTCCCATGCTTCTTCTTCTGTGTCTGCCTCAATAACTTTCTGTATTGTGGCAACATATGTTGTGTCATACATTATTGTAAATTTACTCATGTTCACTCTCCTTGTTATAATCTTGCATTCGTTCTGTCGAAACGCTTCGACGAGTTATCTCATCTTGCTCAAAGTCACACTGCTGATAGCTTGAACCATCTACTTCATAATACGAAATGGCTCTTACTAACTCATACCCCTCGTTAACATGACGTGTCTCAACATCATCTTGTTCCTCACCTACTCTAATGTAACCTGCGTTGATGAGTTCATCATAGTCTTGCTCTATCATGTCAAACAAGGCATTGAACGATTTTGGTTCATCAAAACTGTCATACCATTTGGTATCTTCAAACTCCATGAGGATAGAATTGTTCTTACTGTCCAACCCTCCTCGCCACCATACTTCTTTAGGTTTGTCTGCCCACTCGCCCCCTCGGTCAATCATCTGCATCGCCAGTTGCGTGGTCGGACAGTTCCTCGCCTCGGCTAGAAATACAAACCATTTATCCAAAGAGTCTGGACTAGGTTCTATTGCGTATACTACTGAGCTTCTGTATCCCATTATATTATTCCCTCCTCTACCACAAAGTATAAGAATGCAAGAACACCAATCGGCATAAGTAAAGCCAATGCTATCAATGCCCAATCTCGTATTGCCCACCACCTAAGTTGCTTTTTGAAATCATCATTCATTTGACTAGTCCTCCTTTGTTGTTGATACCTTTGAGTAATCTCAAGTCAGTGATTACCATGTAGTTTGACTTGTGCATAGGCACGATAGTATGTTTTTTACGACGAGCCTGTATCTCTCCGCAAGGTAAACACACACTGAACCCTATCTGTTTACGTTTGATACTGTATTCAGCACCACATGATTTGCATAATGGCTTCATAATGCTACCTCCCCTTGTCGAACCGTNTCGACAGACTTAGCTCGACTGATAAGAAACTCCAATGTTGAGCCGCGTCGAATCATGTCTGTCATCTCTTTGGTAGTTAGCCATTGGTCGACGTTACGTGATGGCCTTGCTTGGCTCTGATGTTTGGAAGTTGATATAGAAAATCTATCACTATTGCCATACCAAAGGTTAGCTTGTCGGCAGTGTATATACATAGGAAAGTGCCACCCATACGAATACACAATGTATAGATTGTCATCGGTTTCGGGATTGTCAGGCAGTTTACCTGAATTCTCGGTGAAGATGTTTGAACCCTTGACTATCTCAAGGTTGTCGATATGTTTATCGATGTCTTTGTTTGCTACTCGTTTGATACTCATAGTATCACCTCGCTCAATAGTAATCCTAGAAGGAAACCCATGACGATACCAATGAGATACCAATTTCTTTTCTTACGACGAACTTCGATTGTTTCATAACTCATAATATAACTCCTTAACTAATTAACTAAATTGTCGATAGGTATCGACAGACTGTATGTAAAACAGTGACAACAAAACGAGACATAAGACGGCGTTGATGCAGCAAACTATGTTTCTGTCACTGTATACATTATCTCATAACTGGACATATAAGTCAATGGATACACCATTCAGTAGGCAACATATTGATGTGGGTCTCTCTTACGTAGTTACATATTGTTAGTCGGTGAGCCGATCTCCTGCGTCGCTAACTCTTTGTTTTCACTAACATAATACAAAAAGTTCACGGTTCCGTTTGAGTCTAAGTTTACTAATGTGAACTGGAACTGGACATATAGTAATATGTAAAGTGTAGCTAAGTTGTTGAATCCTATATTAAGTTCTTTAGTTTCTATTATTATTATTATATTATTACTTTACTATTTCCTTCCAGTAGTTCCTAAGTTCCATGTTTTTTGTAAGTTGTCTCCTCTGTGCGATAAATCATTACACCGCGTAAACTGGACTAACGATTGGTTAAATCCTAGAAACCACTCACTATCATAGAAAACATGGAACCATGGAACTATTCAAGTAAATCAAACACTTAACATGGAACTTTTATGGAACCAACGTGAACCAAAAACGGAACTTAGTGGGCCTACCGGGTGCTGCGGACTAAGTTTCCCCACTATCACACGCAGAAACTGGCGATGGCTACCTAAAGTCGCTTTACATATTTTTAAGTTTACATATTGTCGATACCTTTCGACAAAACTCACCATCACACGTAGATCAAAAAACTGGTTATAAAACTGGTGATGGCCACGCAGGATTAAAACTCACTATCACAAAGACACTGGTGATGTTTCCCGGAACGCAGCCCAAAAAAAAGCCCACCGAAGTGGGCTAGATTTTCCTAAAAGTTTTATGAAAGTTTTTGAATGTCTGCAACAAATTTTTCTGCGAGGGCTTCGAATTTGTCAACGTCAACCATGTCTTCTTTATCGTTGATACATTTTCTTAGAAGACTTCCTGAGTATCCTAACTCATCATGGTTATCAGGTTTGCCGAGAACATTCCAAGCGACCATCTCGACAAAATTTCTTTTTGCCTTTTCTTTCTTTTCGACTTCGCCTGTATCATCTAAAGACTTTGCCACGTTTTTCCATTGGTTTAATTTTTTATCCCAAACATCTTTATTGAATTTTCTGTAAATATCTGAAATAACTTTTTTTGTTGCCTTCATTTTTCCTGAAGGTTTAACATTGGCAACAAGTGTATCAATGGTAAAATGAAAAATCTTTGTAGTATCCCCACTTAATTTTTCCATTTGTTTTTTGTCGATACACTTCGACAACCCGTCGTTTTCAATGTAATAACCTAAAAGATTATTTTCAGCCTTATTAAAATACTCAATCGCAATAACACGTTTAGTATTTTCAATAAATTCAACGGGAAGTTTTCCGTTAGTGAATGTATACCATTTATTATTAACTGTAAGGTTCTCATTCCAATTTATAAATACCTCGGCTTGATTATTATCAGTATCTATCAAAGTCGAAGTTTGCTTTACTATTGTATCCACTTCGATATTACCTAATGCAACGTTCAATACTTTTTTAATAGCTTTCATAATATGTATCTCCATTTAAATGGCACTGCTTTATTGCTGTACCATAGTATTCATTATACTCTCATTATTAAGAATATGTACAGTTACACCAAAAATATCAAAAGTTTCTCACGTGTAGAAACTGGCGATTTTCCCTTTATAATCAAGGACTTACGGCAAAAGTTGTCGGCATGGTTCGACAATTCCCACGCAAAAAAAGGCCTACCGCCCCCCCACCCAAGCAAAATATTTTGGGACTCCCACTGTCCCTTATACACTGTGAAACGCACGAATAATCCTAGTAATTTCAAATACCTACCCCCTTACTTTACATATGGCTAAACAAAAAATATTTCTAGAAAAAATTTGAAAAACCATGAATGATTCTCAGTACCACATTGACCCCCAGACTAACGTACACTACGGGNATGAACATTATATATACACTCATATCGTTACTACATAAGGCACTCTTTATAGTGTTACTCTATATTTCTTGTTTGTTTTTCTTAAGTATCTAATATATACTAGGGTTATCGCTGCAAATAATNCAAGGTGTAACAGCAAACACATGCAAGAAGAAAACAATTCAGAACATAAAGTCATGGTACCTCACATAGAGGATGGTATCGCTTTACCCAAGAACGCACGCGAAGCTCTACCAGAGATGTCGCCTAGCGAAGAACTTACTATGCGATCAAAAACCGTCAAGCTTATCTCAGATTTAGCAGAAGAAAACATAGAGCCCTCTAAAGAAAACATGGAGGAAGCTGAAGAAGTGGCAAAAGAAATGATGAAGAACCCTGAGTTAAAACCAGATTTCGGAACGTACCCTAACGAAACTATCGCCTACCTTGCCGGCATGGTCTCGCAAACTAGCCATATGGTAGCTAAAGACCTAGCAGATATAAAGTTGTCTGTACTTAACGGACTACTACAAGAAGCAGCCTTAGCTAAAAGCTCACGGGAACGCATCTCAGCGTGGAAAGCAATAGGAGAGGTAGATGGTGTTGACGCATTCAAGAAGAAAACAGAGATTACACACATATCTAAATCGGGAGAAGAACTAGAGAAAGAGTTATTACAAACGATAGAAGAGTTAAAAGGTAAGGTCATTGAGGGAGAGGTCATAAAAGACGATGATAAGTGAAGCTGATTTAAATTTACTACAGCAGTCATTACCTAATATGTCTGAATCAGAAAGGCAGAAGAGTTTAGCATTATTAAAAGAATACAAGAAGAATTTAACTAAAACACAGGGGAAGGCAAACTTCTTAGACTTTATTAAGCACGTCTACCCTGACTATAAAGTAGGAGAACATCATGCAAAATTGGCTGGACTATTTGAAGAAATATCAAGAGGTGTTAGAAAACGAGTTATCGTCAATATCGCGCCTCGTCACGGAAAATCGGAACTTATTTCCTACCTGGCTCCGGCTTGGTTTTTGGGTAACCACCCAGCAAAAAAAGTTATCATGGCATCTCACACAGCAGATCTTGCTGTTAACTTTGGTCGTCGGGTCAGGAACCTCGTGGGTTCGGAGCTTTATCAAGACATATTCCCCGACATCAGTCTACAAGCGGATAGTAAGTCGGCCTCGCGATGGGGTACTAACTACAACGGTGAGTATTTTGCTATTGGTGTTGGTGGTGCTTTGGCTGGTCGTGGAGCAGATCTCTTTATAATTGATGATCCTCACTCAGAGCAAGACGCAAAACTAGGAAAGGGAGACGTTTTTCTCCCAGCATGGGAATGGTTTCAATCAGGACCACTACAAAGGCTTATGCCTGGGGGTGCTATTATAGTAGTAATGACTCGATGGTCTAAATTAGACTTGACAGGGCAGATAGTTAACCAGATGATTAAGAATGATGAGGTAGATGACTGGGAAATAGTAGAGTTTCCAGCCATTTTAGAGGATAAAAAGGGGAATGAAGTCCCATTATGGCCTGAGTTTTGGCCATTAGCAGAATTACAAGCAAGAAGAGCAGCAATAGACATACGATATTGGAATGCACAGTACTTACAGAACCCAACATCGGAAGAAGGCGCACTAATTAAGCGAGAATGGTGGAATATGTGGGAAGAAGAAGACCCACCACCGTGTGAATTTATAATAATGACACTTGATGCAGCACAAGAAGCTAATAACAGAGCTGATTACAACGCATTAACAACATGGGGCGTATTTCTTAATGAAGAAACCAATAATTACGCTATAATACTATTGAACGCAGTAAAAGAACGTTTGGAATTCCCAGAACTTAAGCAGCTTTGCTTACAAGAATACCAAGAGTGGGAGCCAGACGCTTTTATTGTAGAGAAAAAATCAAATGGTGCAGCGCTATATCAAGAATTTAGAAGAATGGGAATACCTGTTGGAGAATTTACGCCTGGAAAAGGGCAAGATAAGATTAGCCGTGTTAATGCTGTGTCTGATTTGTTTAGTGGGGGTGTGGTTTGGGCACCAGACAGACGTTGGGCGCATGAGGTTATTGAAGAATGCAACGACTTCCCTAGTGGTGCCAACGATGACTTGGTTGACTCGACAACCCTAGCATTATCAAGGTTTAGACAAGGCGGATTTATTCGCTTGCCAAGTGACGAAGAAGATGATATACAGATGTTTAAAGGTAGAGGTAATAAAAAGCTTTATGCATTATAAATTGAGGAGATTTTATGAAAGGCGTTAAACATTATACAAAAGACGGAAAAGAACATAAGGGTTCGACCCATAAGATGTCAGATGGTACATTACATTCAAATAAAACTCACACCAAAACATCAAAAAAATTAGTACATTTTAAAGAGTTATCACAAGCAGCGAAAAAAAGAGCTAAGGGATAAAATTATGGCAGACGTAGATAAAGGACTATACGCAG